ATGGCAGGTGGTGCGGTGGAACTCGCTCTTTGCGAACCCTACCTACGAAACCGTGGCCGACAACCTAACGAAGAAGCAAGCCGAGGGGCTTGTGAAACTAATGGAAGGGATAAGAGATGAGTGTGATGACAGCTAAGGCGTTAAATGACAGCCTAAGAAAGACGTTGGACGATTGTTTCGCCCAAGCCTACAACTCTACCCGACCCGACTACTACCCCAAGCGCAAGTATGGGAAGTACACCATCTACAACAAGGAAGGGATGCGTGTGGTGTGGGGGTTGAATGAGCGAGAGATGAGGAACTACATGAAACTATTGAAGAAGGAGGAGTGATATGGCTATTAACAGAGACCCAGCGGAGTGGTTCGACCGCCCCGATGTGTGGGGCGACGTGAGGTATGGCATTTTGAAAGGCACGAACACATGGCTGGTGCTGAAGCAAACGGCTGCCGACTTCAGAAAAGACACGACAGAGGTATTGACAGAGGTGGATAGCCGACAGACGGCTATTGGGTTTATTAAACTTTTAGTGGAGAAATGAAATGAGTATTGCATCAAGCGCGGTTCTAGTGGAACTGAATATCAGCGTATGGCCAGCCAACAAGGTTGACCGAGAGATGACCGACACAGTGAACGCCAATGCGTCAGCGGTGCGGGATGCGTCACAGACGCGGAAGAATCTGTTTGCAGGTACGTCACTACGCAAAGACATCGAGAAGCTGGCAGCGCGTATCCGTCTTTATCACAACCAACACACATTGCCTTGGGCCGACAAGGGCCAGCGACTGTTGCCGACTAAGTTGTTCATGGAGTACAAGCAGACGATGAATAACTACGAGGCGCAGTTCAAGCAGATGTGCAACAACTTCTTCTATGAATACCCACGCCTAGTGGCCGAGGCACAACAACACTTGGGCACGATGTATCGAGCGAGTGACTACCCTGAAATTGCCGAGGTAGAGATGAAGTTCGGGTTCCGCATGGCGATTGACCCGATACCGGAATCCGGGGACTTTCGCTTGGACATATCAGCGCAGGACTTAGATGAGATGAAGGCGCAGTACGAGGTTAAGTTCGAGGAGAGGCTCGCCGACGCTATGCGCACGCCATGGGAGCGACTGCATGAGGTGTTGAGCGCGATGAGTAAGAAGCTAACCGACGAGGATGGCGACGAGAAGAAGCGGTATCACGACTCACTGGTGACTAATGCTGTGGACTTGTGCGGCTTGCTGGACAAGATGAACATTACGAACGACCCCAAGCTGGAGGAAGCACGTAAGCAGCTAGAGCTAACAATGTTAGGTGCTGACATTGAGACGATCAAAGACAGCGCAACGGTGCGTGAGTCGATGAAGAACAAAGTAGATGCAATCCTCAGCAAATTTGAATGGTAAGGAGAAGATGATGGAACTATTGAAATTACCCAACGTGCGTATGCACAGAGATACAAAGCTGGACGAGAGCAACCTGAACTCAGATGCCAAGGCATTGGCATGGGAGGTGGCGACCAAGCACCCACTATGGACGCTTGCAGTGACGGGTCCTCGTAGCTACCTAGTATTGTGCGATACCGAGAAGCTCGGCAGTATTGGCTCGGAGTGGTACGGCAGTACGCATAAGTTGTTTGTACGCAACGACCGCATCAAGGCAGGAAGTCTACGTAAGGACGCATACCACACCGACAAAGTAGACAAGGCGTACTTGCGCGTGAAGAAGACATTCGGCCCGATGAACCTAACCGAGCGCATCGAGAAGGCTAAGAGGGTAGCCGAGTCGGTCTTAGAGAACCAAGCGTACAACACCCGTACACAAGCGCGTGAACATGAGCGTGCGGTTGAGAGTGCCTTGATGAAGTTTGCACGGACGCACTTTAGTCAGTACTTGGCGTGGTTGAAAGATACACACCAGACAAGTGTTCTCGAACACCTAACATTGTTAGAAGGCATGAAGGTTGACATGATGACCATCAAGCAGACTACTGATGAGTTTCAAAATAACAACACTGCGCTTGTGGTATTGGCAGACGGCAAATATATTGTTAAGATACGTGACAATGTACAACTGTATGACGATGTGACTTTACCGCATGAGTTACGTGGCAAGCTAGGTATGCTCAAGCTAGTGGAGAAGGAAGCAATGGTAACTGGCATGGGCTGTCGTGTGAACGATGAGATTTTTGTACTGATGTTAGAGGGGAAGAGCGATGAAGATCAACCAACGACTGCGTAAGCAGATCAAAGAGTACGAGCGTGAAGGGTTTCATGTGGTAGATGTGCAAGACAGAGCAGGGTCACACAAGCTGTTGACCTTCGCCGAGTTCCCTGCACCACAAATAGTGTCAGACTGTAAGTCAGACTGGCGGGCTTTTAAAAACAATATCGCACGGTATCGCCGACTGGCTACTGAGCACAAGGAGAATTGCAATGTTTAAATTATTGATGGCGCGACTGGCTAACTCATTCCGTATGCCCACCGCTGACTTGATGGCCGTGAGAGAACTTGAAGAAGCCAAGCGTGAGCTGTTGCAGATGCAGTCGGCGCAAGACTATGCCAAGTCAATGTGTTCGTACCACGCCGAGCGCGTCAAGCGCCTCACTGCGTATGTAACCAAGGAACAGTCATGATGGACATAGCTGAAGACATGCTGTGCTTTGCACTGATCTGTTTCTTGTTGACGGTGTACTTCGCATGATTGACGACCTCACAATTTTAATTTCGCTGATCGTGACGTGCCTTGTTGTACTTGGCGCTGTTGTAGTAGCAGTATTGGCCATTATGGCCGGAGGAAAAGATAAATGAGCAACCCATACCCAGATTACAAAAGCAACACAATCACTACCCCAAACGCATCAGCGTACTCGTTCCAAAAACCGCCAAGCAACATCATCTTTTTCAACAACCTTGAGGACAAGCAGGTTGAGGTTCTTCGTATATCCAAAGAAGGTGTAACGGCAAACCCTAACGTGCCTGTAGATGAAGCTGCGGATGCTGTCATTCGTGCGTTAGATGGGCACATCAAGAACTTGGTGCACCGACCTTGGGTTGAGGTGGAACAGGTTAAATGGGAAGGCGACAAGCTGTTAGCCAAACTGAAAGAAAAAAATGACTAAACAAGAAATGACAAAGCTCGTGCGTAGCATGGGCGCAAACGAAAACACAGTGACAGCGATGGAGAACGCTTACGAGATGGGCGTGGAGTTTGAACGCGCGCGGTGCGAACGCGTCTTGCTTGAATGGATTAACTCCCCATCGAGCGAACCAGAGATGGAAGGTATTCTCAAAGACATACAAAACGGAGCGACCTACCCATGACGCCACAAGTTTATAGCCACGAGAAAGGATGCTTCGTCATGCGCGGCCCAGAAAAAATTATCAACGCGTTCCATCCTGACTACGTGAAGACCCACATGCCTCAGTTCTTGAGCAAACTCAAGGCCGACTCCGAGAAAGTAGCAACGGGCTCAACCAGCGGCACGAAGTCAAGAGCTGTACGTGAATCTGTACATGGTAAGAACGTTGACTCAATCAATGTGTTCCCTAAGACCAGAGCGAGGAAGATCGAGCTGGCCCCCAAAGAGTTCACTACGTATAGCAGAGCGGGCGTAGCCAACACAACAAAGGTGAAGAAGAAATGAGCTGGCCGTTCCCAACCCAAGAGAACCCACTTAAACCGTGGACACCCAAACAGATACGCGAGTACGCACAGCAACAACGAAACAAAGAAGAGGAGAGCCCGTTATGACACACGAAGCAGGAAAGGGCGACACACAGCGCCCTACCGACCACAACAAATACGGCAGTAACTACGACGCGATCTTTCGCAAGACCAAGGAAGACTGGCAAGCTGAGGACGAAGAGTTTGAACGAATTCAACGAGAACAAAATGAAAAAGCGAAGTAAGTACCGCCCCAAGGGAGTACTGTCTGACCCGTTGGGTTGGGTGTTGTCGGGGCTCAAGCCTTTTGTAAGTGTGCCCGTTAGCACGGACTTGCGGATTAAAAACCACAGTGCTATGGATACGCTACGCCGAGGAGATGCAACGAGGGCGGAGATTGATGTGTTGATCGGCGCGTTCAATATGTGTGAGGCATACATGCGCCTACGCCCTGAGCTTGGTTCCGATTGGGCCGACGAGATCAAGGCCGGACTGGATGCGCTTCATGCCGTGGGTAGACGTGGTGCAGAGAGCGGACGCTTCATCCTTAAGGCTAGTGAGCTAGTGGCTATGAACTTAGTCATGGAGATTCATGATGCCCAGTTGGAGAACACCACGGTGCGCGACATGGAGAAGGCGATGGACATAGTGACGCAGGAGTACCGCGCACGAAGGATGCGACCTATTGTGGAGAAGGAGAAAGCATGACAACAGGAATTGAATATCTAAAACCAGAGAAAAAACGACAAGGGCGCGGTCCCGGTAAGAAGCCGACCTTTGTTAATACGAGCTTGCGCTTGCCGAAATATGTAATCGAGTACTTCGAGACCTTTCCCAACAAGCAAGCCAAAATCCGAGAAGTTCTTACAGAGTATGTAAACAGCCAACAGCAAGGAGCTAACAATGGCAACAGCTAAGAAAATGAGCAAAGCAGAGAAAATTCGTACGTATCAGGCGAGGCACCCAGACGCAACAGCAGATCAAGTAGCGAGAGCTACCGGCGCAGACATTGGTTACGTATACGCGCTTCGTCACAAGGACAAAGGCAGTGCAGCGAAGACACCAAAAGTGCCGAAGCAGTTGAAGTGGCGACACGTAACGGTGGCCCCTATGGATGAGGCATTGGAGGGAATCGCACGCCTTGAAGCCGCGAATAAGTTTGTCGAGGCCCAACACATAACCATGATCGAACCACCCGCCGACAACGTCAACCACCCAGCGCACTACAAGGTCGGCGGTATCGAGACTATCGACTTCATCGAAGCCAAGCAGTTGAGTTATCACCTTGGTAACGTGGTGAAGTACATCGCCCGTGCCGACAGCAAAGGCAACCGTAAGGAAGACCTGCTCAAAGCCCAGTGGTATCTGAACCGCGAGATCGCCAAGTTCGATAAGTAAAAACACGGGGGCCTAACAATGTTAGGCCTCTTGACAAAGTCTAATTAGAGGTTATCATGGCAGCTACCCCAGAGGCAATTGTTAAGGCGAAGATAAAGAAGATTCTGAAAGAACACGGCGCTTGGTACGCGATGCCGATGGGCACGGGCTATGGCAACAGTGGAGTCCCTGATTTCTTGTGTTGCGTTGGTGGGTATTTCCTAGCCATTGAAGCGAAGGCTGGCAAAGGCATACCGACTGCGTTGCAAGAGAAGAACCTGCGGGACATTAAAGCGGCTGGCGGTTGGACGTTAGTGATTAACGAAGACGCCTTGGAACAAAAAATTTTAGAGTCTGTATTGGAGAGCATGAAATGAGTGAAGTAAACGAAGGCGTGGGCATCATCTTGGCCCGTATGGAGACACACCCCGAAGAGTTCTTTGGGATGCACGATAACATTGGTAGCAAGTGGCGATGGATTTTTGCCGAGAGCTTGCGCGAAGTAATGACAGAGCCTGAGAAGGCGGCACTTCATACAGGCATGACCAAGGTTCGTCGCTTGGAGATTACACATAAGGCGATAGCCGCAATCATTCCACATGAAGAGGAAGACGAAGATAAAAACGGGTACAGGGAAGTTATGCGCTTAGATAGCTCCGGTAATTTGGGCATCGGGGCATCGAGCCATATGTGGGGCGGCGCAGTGCCTAAGTCCGAAGGGAGACGAATCAAATGACCGAACTATCTAATGCAGTGACCGTGCTGATTGCGCGGATGGAATCACACCCCGAAGACTTTAATTTGTACACCCCACGCAGGGCTAAGTTTGCAGGAACAGCCGAGAGCCTCTACGGGTTGGTTGGTATGGACAAAGAGAGGGCCGATGCCTATTGGTTTCTCACCGACGCCGACAAACAAGCCCTGATCGAAGCGTGGAAGAAGTTTCACGTTAAACAGTTTGAGAAGGAACTCATGGAGCGCATCTTTGACGACGGCGCAGAAGAACGAGAAGCTGAGGTAAAGAGACTTCAAGCACAACAACGCGCACATATCAACGCACAGATGGCGACAATCGGAGCACAGGCGAGGTCGCAACAGCAAGTGGCAATGAACGCAATGAACGCAGCGCAGGGGAGCGGTAACTACTACAACGGCGGCTTGCTTGGTTCGGCTGGCACCGCTATTAAAGGAATTTTTGGATGAACATCATCACGGTCGATTTCGAGACCTACTACTCCGCTGACCTTGGGTTCTCTAAACAGACTACTGAGGAATACGTACGTGACCCGCGCTTTGAAGTTGTCGGCGTTGCGGTGCAGGTCAATGACGGTGAGCCCGAGTGGTTCACGGGGAGCATGGTCGAGACTGCGGAGTTCTTGGGTAAATACAACTGGGCCGACTCCCTCGCCCTAGCCCACAACGCCATGTTCGACGGGTTCATTCTGTCTGAGCACTTTCAAATCAAACCGAAGGGGTGGCTTGATACTTTGTCCATGGGCCGAGCGCTTCACGGTACGAACGTAGGTGGGAGTCTTAAAGTGTTGGCCGAGTTCTATGGCATCGGCGAGAAGGGCACGGAGGTCAACGATGCGAAGGGCTTACGGCGCACTGACTTCCCTCAACAACAGCTAGCTCAGTATGGAGAGTACTGTAAGAACGACGTGCGCCTGACGTGGGACTTGTTCGGGTGCATGAGCCAAGACTTCCCGAAGACGGAGTTGCGTCTGATTGATCTGACCATCCGCATGTTCACCGAGCCAGTCTTGCAGTTGGACGAGGGGATGCTGAACCTGCACCTATTGAGGGAGCGTCAGCGCAAGAAGGATTTGTTGGATAACTTCGACAAAGACACGTTGATGAGCAACCCCAAGTTCGCCGAGTTGCTCCGCGCCTTTGACGTTGAGCCCCCGATGAAAATTAGTGCGGCCACTAAAAAGGAGACCTATGCCTTCTCAAAGACGGACGAAGCGTTCAAGGAACTTCTCGAACACCCAAATACAGCGGTACAAGCATTGGTCGCCGCACGCTTGGGTACGAAGTCTACGATTGAGGAGTCACGAACTGAACGTTTTATTGGGATTGCTCGGCGAGGAGCCATGCCAGTTCCCCTCCGCTACTACGCAGCTCATACCGGTCGTTGGGGTGGGGATGACAAACTTAACCTTCAGAACCTGCCCCGTAACTCCACGTTGAAGAAGGCTATCCTTGCACCTGCGGGGTACTTGATGATCGACTCGGACTCATCGCAAATTGAAGCCCGTACGCTGGCATGGCTAGCTGGGCAAGACGACTTAGTTGAAGCATTTGATAGGGGCGAAGATGTTTACAAAATCATGGCGTCGGCTATCTATGGCAAGGCGGTGGAAGAAATCACAAAGGACGAGCGTTTCGTGGGCAAGACAACGATCCTTGGGGCTGGGTATGGGATGGGCGCGGCGAAGTTCAAAGCTCAACTTAAAAATTTCGGAGTGGAGGTACCACTTGAAGAAGCGCAACGCATTATTAGCACGTACCGTCAAACCTACCCCCGAATCACTGCACTTTGGAAAGCCGCTGGCGTGGCACTTGAAGCAATTCTCAGAGACCAGCTAACAATGTTAGGCCGTGACGGCGTACTGAAGATCGAAGGCAAGGGCGGCATCAAACTCCCCAACGGCTTGTACATCCGCTACCCAAACTTGCGCCAGAAGGTAGACGAGGAAACAGGCAAGGCTGAGGTTGTGTACGACACCAAGAAAGGCCGAGCCATCATCCCCAATCGCATCTACGGCGGGAAGGTAATCGAGAACGTGTGCCAAGCCCTAGCTCGTATCATCATTGGTGACCAGATGTTGATGGTTGCCAAGAAGTATCGGATTGCCATGACCGTTCATGACGCGATTGCATGTATCGTGCCGACAGAGGAAGTTAAGACTGCGCAGGAATACGTTGAGTTGTGTATGCGCCTACGCCCTAAGTGGGCAACCGAGTTACCTTTGAACTGTGAATCAGGATATGGAGAGAGCTATGGAGATTGTTAAATGAAATGCAGTAAATGCGGGTATGACGACAAGGGCACGGGAGACAGCGCTCATATTTGTGGCCCCCTAAAAATTCAACCAATCAAATGGTCCTTCAGTAGCCTGAAGACGTTCCAACAATGCCCGAAGAAGTACTACCACACCAAGATAGCCAAGGATGTGAAGGAACCCGACACCACGGCTACGCTGTATGGGAAGTCGGCGCACACTGTGGCTGAGGAGTACATCCGTGATGGCGTAGAAATTCCGCCAGCCTTTGAATATCTTAAGGATACGCTGGATGCTCTAGTTGCTATCCCCGGGGTCAAACTTTGTGAAGAAGAACTCGGCCTGACCAAAGACCTTGAGCCATGCGCGTTTGACGCACCCGAGGCATGGTGGCGGGGTATTGCCGACTTGGTCATTTTGGACGAGGAGAATGAGTTGGCGTGGTCGGTTGACTACAAGACCAGCAAGAGTGCCCGTTACGCCGACGTGAAGCAGTTGGACTTGGTGGCCACGGCCATCTTTAAGAAGTACCCCAAGATCAAGAAGATCAAGTCTGCCTTACTTTTTGTAGTTAGTAAGGAGTTCGTGAAGGCTACGCACCATGCCGAGATGGTGGCCAAGTACATGGAGCAGCCGAGCAGAGATGTTGCGCGTATTGAAGCAGCAATAAAAAACGGTGTGTGGAACGCAGTCAGCGGACCGCTGTGTAAGTTCTGCGCAGTGCGCCAATGTGAACATAACAGGAGTTGAGATGAACGAAATGACAAACCAAGAGACCGACACAGCCCTGATTCTTGAGAACGAGCTACAACGCCGAGTGCGGGAAGTAACACGGGCAATCATCCAAGATGAAATCCGCAAAGAGGTCAAAAAGATTTTCCTAGAACAAAAAGACTCCATGCTCATGGAGGTCTGCATCTCAGTTGGCAAAACTCTTAAGGTGGTCGAAAATGAGGGGCGCAAGCCACTTTGGGAAGCAACCCCCGAGGAGTTTGGTCTAACGCAAGAGGCCCTTAACACTCACGCGCTCAGCGCTGTGACGCGCAACGCCACAAAAAATCTTGATGAGGAATTACCCAATGCCATACGTGAACAAACCCCGTCCTTATAAAAAAGAGTACCAACAGCAAGTCGCCCGTGGCGAACTGCCCGAGCGCATGGAGCGTCAACGTGCCCGCGAAGCTATCGACAAAGTCAGCGCCGACAAGAACAAGAACGGCATTGCAGATAAGCGAGAAGGCAAAGACGTAGCCCACGTCAAGGCGCTGTCCAAGGGCGGCTCTAACAAAGACGGTGTGCGCATCGAAGCCCCATCGGTCAACCGTTCATTCAAGCGTGGGTCAAACCACAAAGTTGTGTCAGAGACGAGTGCAAGAGAGCGAAAGAAAAAATGAGCTTAGACAACTACGAGTGGCCTCGTCCTCACGGGTTCGAGCCATTCAACCACCAAAAAGAAACAGCGCAATTCCTAACTACCAACCGCAAGGCTTTTTGTTTCAACGAACAAGGTACGGGTAAGACAGCGTCGGTGATTTGGGCGGTGGACTATTTGATGCAGCGAAGTATAGTGAAGAGAGTGTTAGTGATTTGTCCTCTGTCGATCATGAAGTCGGCATGGCAACAGGATTTGTTTAAGTTCGCTATTCATCGCAAAGTAGCAGTAGCCCACGGCAGTCGCGCTAAGCGCAAAGAAATCATCGCAGCCGGTGCCGAGTTCGTCATCATTAACTTTGATGGCGTTGAGATTGTGAAGGACGACATCATCAACGGGGGGTTTGACCTCATCGTTGTAGACGAAGCCTCTGCGTATAAGAACGCACAGACAACTCGTTGGAAGACCCTGCGTGACATTAACAAAGTTGTCAAAGGCTTGTGGATGTTGACGGGTACGCCAGCGGCGCAGTCCCCGCTTGATGCGTATGGTCTGGCCAAGTTGATTAATCCCAAGGGTGTGCCTATGTTTCACGGCCAGTACCGTGACATGGTGATGGAGCAGCTCACAAAGTTCAAGTGGATTCCGAAGCCGACTGCCAAGCACACGGTTCATAGTATTCTTCAACCAGCGATTCGTTTTGAAAAGAAGGACTGCCTTGACCTACCCGCTGTGACTTTCATTGACCGTGATGCACCGTTGACTCCGCAGCAAGCCAAGTACTACGCTATTCTCAAGAAGGAGATGTTGTTAGAGGCAGCGGGCGAAGAGGTCTCCGCAGTGAACGCCGCGACAAAGATGAGCAAGCTGCTTCAAATTTCCTGTGGCTCGGTGTACACCGACACGGGTGAGGTGCTTGAGTTCGACGTGTCCAACCGTATGAACGTGGTGCAAGAAGTCATCGACGAGTGCAGTAACAAGGTGCTTGTATTTGTTCCGTTCACGCACACCATCGAGATGCTCAAGAATCATTTGCAGAAAAACAACATTACGTGTGACGTGATTAACGGTGCAGTGCCTGTAAACCGCCGCAGTGACATCGTGCGTGACTTTCAAGAGCAGCCGACTACCAAGGTGCTTATCATCCAACCGCAAGCTGCATCCCACGGGCTTACCCTTACCGCAGCGGACACAATCATTTGGTACGCTCCCTGTACCAGCGTGGAGACTTATCTTCAAGCTAACGCACGTATTGACCGCCCCGGTCAAGTCAACCCAATGACTATCGTGCACATCTGTGGGAGCCAAACCGAACGTCGGGTTTACTCGATGCTTCGGGGGAACGTATCCAACCACCAACAAATCATTGATTTGTACCGACAAGAAATTTCTTCAGATACTGTTGACAATGTCTAAAGTTATGTTACAGTCGGTTTCCCTTAACCAACGGAGTGTTAGATGAGCGAAGAAAACGAAGTGGCCGAACGGCCAGACCTAGACCAGCTGACTTCAATCTACTTGAAGATTCGAGACAAACGTGCGGACATCAAGCGAGAGTTTGACAACGCCGACAAAGACCTCGAAGCGCAGCAAAAAATGCTAGCCGAGCAGATGCTCGACTCATGCAAAGAAATTGGTGCCGACAGCATCAAGACCCCACATGGAACAATCATTCGTTCGGTCAAGTCAAAGTACTGGACTGGCGATTGGGACTCTATGTACAACTTCATCAAGGAGCATGACGCCTTCGGCCTACTGGAGAAACGTCTGCATCAAACCAACATGAAGGATTTCCTCAACGAGAACCCTGACGTTATGCCGATGGGCTTGAACGTTGAGAATGAATACACCGTCGTAGTCCGACGTGCTAAATAAACCGGAGAAATGAAAATGAGCAACCTTACAATTTTGAACCAAGACCTGCCTGACTTCTTGCAAACCGCTGGCGTCAGTGACCTTACCAGACAACTCGCTGGCAAAACCGGCGTCAAGCGCATCGTGCCTAAAAACGGTATCTTCCGCAAGATGGTCGGCGGCGAAGAGATGGGCAAGATCAAGGGCAACCTTGATGTGATTATTGTCAACGCATCCCCTAAAGTCGGGCGTATTTTCTACGCTAAGCAGTGGACACCAGACTCTGAGCCATCTGCACCTGATTGCTTCTCCAATGACGGCAACGCTCC